CCCCACACTTGATATGGGTTGATTTCATACGGAAACACCTGATACGGAATACGTGCAGGAGTGAAAGGATTTAGTACGCAGCGAAGAACCTCGTTACCACAGACCCAAACGTTGACTTGTACTTGGTCAAACGCACCCATGCTATTTGCTTCTTCCATACCAGCTTCTTTTGCCAGTTCGGAATCGAGAACGCCCCAGTATTCAAGAACTTCAAACCGACCTTCTTGATAGTACGATTCTGTCTCGTCTTCTCGAATGGTGTCTTCGTAGTACTTGTCGTTATAGTTTGGACCTGTTGCTAGTACGTTCTCAATAGCAGTGCTGTTAAAGTGAGGGTGATTTATCAACGACCTCATCTGCTGTCGATTCATACGGTGCCGCTGAATAACGTACTCGCAGTCTTCAATCGATGTTGCTGAAGGGTCTGGATGAAAGTCCCACAAAGGAACATGTTCTAAGCGCGGAACAATACGTTCGTAGGGAGTATATACGCGTTGTCCGTTATCGTCCCTACCCCACTTATGAATACGCTTGTAAAAATTAAACGGTCCTTTTACTACCCCTGTACCCAGCAGAGCAGATTCAAATATCGCACTGCGTAAAACGTTTACTGCACTTGTATCTAACAACTGGTCATGGATTTGCTTTTCCATGTTAAGGGCAGCTTTTTGGGCAGGGCTTATCTGGGGTTCACCCATCAAAGCCGGACCGGGCCGAAGATTAGCGTTCTCATATCTTCCTTGCAACCCGCCAAGAAAGTCCCCGGTTGTAGCTTGTGTTGCACCGAATGGCAAATCTCTACCGTCACCATCAAACCCATAAGGGTCGATGATTTCATCCAGAGGTGTTGCTGCGTGTGCAAACTCTTCAATTCCTTCTGGAACAGGAGTTGGTTCTACAACGATTGGAAATTTCTTATTAGCAAACAGGATGTCTACAATCTGCCCGTAAGCAGCAAGCACCTTTGTCTTGGTAATCTTAATGAATACCTTTGACCTCTCAGAGTCACGATACTGAGTAGTAGAATCGTAAATTCCCCGAAAGTTTTTGTATGCTTTTAGCCATCTCTGCTCGTATGAATATCTGCCGTTTTCTGAGTCTTCAAGCCGTCCTTTAATATAGCCCACTAATCCGGGCATATTAAATTCAGGCTCAACTACATTTACAGCAGTATCATCTGCAGGTTCAAGAAAGTTATCAGACATTTTAGTAGTCGCGTTCTTCAGCCATTTTCATTACAGAAGGGTCTACAGCAGTTTTTGTCATCTTCTTTGGCATATCTTCTGTAAGAACGCCCTGCTTTGTCATGGTGTCAAACTCAAGACCTTCACGGTACAACTGAGTTTCGCCCATGTTCGCGTCTACTGAAGTAGTGCAAGCAGCGTTGATATATGACTCACCGTAGTTGTAATTATTATTTGGCATTGGTGCCTCCTTTACGGATATTGTGGTGATTGTAAGAATGAGCCTGTTAGTGTGGTTTCTTCCCCCTGCATCGCGGCTCGACGTGCTTGGGTTGCCATTCCTATAGCCTCTTGGGCTTCAAGATTCGTATCTCTTGTTTGCTGTGGGGGCTGTATTTGAGGTGCCGGTCCAGACTTACGATTAGCAGCAAGAGACTGTTGCATCATTGCTAACGAAGGAGATGCGGCAAAAGTACCTGCCGTTTGTGCAAACTGCGTAGCCCCCTCTGGGTCAGCTACTGCTCCTGTAAGCATCTCACCAGCTACTGCTGCTGCTCCGCCTAATGCTGGAACAACACCCTCTGTAGATTCTGTTCCAAATAAATCTGCTGTAGCCTGTCGTCCCTTTTCCTCTGCTATGTCAAAAGACTCCGGGTCTATTGCGGCAGTAGCTAGGTCAGCGACAGGTCCGGGCATAGCTTTCAAGGCAGCTAAACCTGCACCTGCCGTAGCAACAACACCTGTCTTTAGCGTGTCTTTTCCTGACCCAAACAAATCCATAACGTCATTGAACAGGTCATCAAACATGTCCGCTGCTTCCGCAGCCTTTTTAGCCTTCTTCTCTGCTCGAAACTCTTTTTTTATTTCTGCCTTTTGAGCGTTTATCTCTAAGTTTTGACGAAGCGACTCTTCATCGATAGGGGGCATTTGCTCGATACGAGACAGTGCCTGTAGTTCCTGTTCTTTTGATAAGGCAGTGCGAGTACGTGCAGCTTGGTCTATCTCTGCCTGTTCTGCTTCTGTCAACTCCCGTGCAGCGGCGGAAACAGGTTGGCCTCTGAGGTCTTCTGTAGCAGCGGGAAAGGCCACTGCATCCTCTCGACTAAGAGATGGAATATCTAAACCTGCAGAATAGGTAATCAGCATGTTGACGTTAGGTAAGCCCAGATTCTTTGCGTTCTGTGCTAGTAGTGCTTCAGAAAGTTGGCCTAGTTCACGACCATCTGCACTTGCAGACAGATAGGCTTTACCTGCTACACCGGGCTGTTGGTGACCTACGTAGTCTTCACGTAACTCTGGATTTATCTTAAATTCTTTAGAAAGCTGGTCTTGCACGGCAGAGCGAATGTCTGTAAGAAACCATCCTGAAACACCATTCTTATCCTTAGGTATAGCGGTTGGAAAACGCTCTTCTACAATAGGTCTAATGTAGGTGTTGTGTGCCTTAGTGACCCTGCTGGATGTTGTATTAAATAGCTTTATCTTTGTTAAGGGCGTACCTTCTGCTGCCGCTGCTTTTGCTTTTCCTGCTTGTTCTGCAAGAAACTCAGCCATCGCACCTTCGTAGGTAACAGGATTTCTCTTTTTGTTAACTCTGTTTACACCTTTAATTTCAACCGTAAGGTTGCCAGTGTCGGGGTTTGTAGAGATAATCAAATCGTCTAGAGTTAAGGGTTCTTTGTTTTTAGCACCCAGCATTGTTTCTACACGTGCAACTGTGTTCTTGTGAAAGAATAGAAACGCTTTAGTATCCGGGTCTACGTTATCGCCCATTTCAGCAAACGCATCTGCGTACGCTTTGTCTAAGTCTTTTGAGTTTATCAAACCCTGCATAGGACGTGCGCCACGAGACTGACCGCCACCTAGTCCTGCTTCTTTTGCTTTACCACCTGCGCCAGAAACTTTCTTATAGTCGAAATCAAACGTAGAGAAACCTGCAGACAACTCCTTTTCAAATGCTTGCATATTTCCGAAGTAGTTTTTATCTGTTGTTCCTTTAACAGACAGGTCTTTGATAAAGTCTTGAGATTTTACTGTTTCAAAAAACGAACTATCAAGAGATGCAGATGGAATTTTGTCAGAGTCGATTGCACTGCGAAGACTTGATATACGACGTGTTCGACTGTCACTGTCTCGCACATCTTCTCGATTCAACGCATACTCGAACGCTTCACCTACAGTGAGCGTACCATCTTTTGTTTTCTGTTCAAAGGTTGCTAAGTCCATTAGTAACCGAATACCTCATCTTGTACTTGATGTACCTGATTCTTGATTGCACCGAGTTGTTGGTGGATGGATGCGTAGCCACTCATTCTTGTCATGAGCATGTAGCGTAGTGCATCGTATGCGTGGTCTTCTGCTTTGGTATCCACATCTTCACTGTTTGTTTTAGACAGAGGGATGCCTGTAAGCTGCTTGATTATATTCTGGCAGTTAGAAAAGAAGCGTACCCGTGGTTCTTGTGTGTACGGGTCGTTTGCTAAACGTCTATGCACTTCCATCTTACCTTGTAACCTGTTACGGTCAGATGGTGTCCACCTCACTCCCACTCTCATCATCGTTTCAGCTATAGATGGTCCAAAGCCTGTCTTGTTCCAGCACGAGGAGTCAAGTACAGTGTAGTGTGCGGGTGGGTCAAGTTGTTCTGCTTCTAGTATTTTATCAGCTAGTTCTTCCGCTGTCAAGTGCTTGGCGTACAACTCACGGTAGACCCAGATATTATTATCCCAATCAATAGCACCCCAAAGCACACACGAAGGACTCGCGTAGCCGTAGTCGGCTGCTCGTATACGGGGCCAGTTGGTAGGTAGTTCGAAAGGCTCGACCACGTGTCGAACACGAGAAAACTCAGGAAAGGCTGCACCCTCTGCAACATCCCAATCCCCTTCTAATAATCGCTTTCGCTCTACTTCAGGCAGAGACAACAGCATTGCTTCGTATTGTCCGTCAGCCATAAGGAACGGATTATCTGTTAGTCGAGCCGGTACGAACTTTCTGTAGAAAAGAGGTTCACCTGCTTTTTCATGTGCAGGTGGGTACAGAAAGGGTGTTTCTGTTTCGATGTCGAACGCAGCAAACGGTTTGTTTGGTTCGATACCGTCGATGTATGTTTTCTTGACCCACCAACCGCCGACACCACCGGGGATGGCTGTGCAGCGCATGTACAGATGCTTCTGCAACTCTGGGTCGGTTGTACGCAGACGTGAACGAAGATAGTCCCAGACGTACGGCGTGGGGTATTGGGTTATTTCGTCAATGCCTATCCAGTTGAACGCCTGACCCTGAAAGCGGGTAACGTCTTTGTCCTTGTCTAGGTACGTAAACCAAATGGTGGCCCCGGAGGGAAAGTGCCACGTGGATTTTGATTCGCGGAACTTTGCACCCGGAAATGCTTTCGTATAGAGTTGTCGAGACTTGTCGATAAGTTCGGTTAGTTCGTCCAGAGTCCGACGGAGAAGTAGCCCACGGTGATTAGGATTGTGACAAAAGCGAAGAGGGTCAGCAAGGAGGGCAAAACTCTTTCCGCCCCCTGCTGCACCACCGTACAGTACGTCCCGTTCACCAGCGGACAAGAACTGTTCCTGCGGTCCGGGATTAGGTTTGAATACAACTTCATACTCTTCTACCAAATCAGAGACGGCTGCAGGTATGTTTTGCAGGTCTCCCTCGTCTATCAATGTGGTCTGTTTGCCCTGTAGAGCCTTCTCTACGCGGCTTTGTGACTGTTCGACCTTCTTGGCATACCGACGCTTATCTTCGGCAGCCTTAGAGGCTTTAGCGGCCCTTTTCTTCGCTTGGCGTACCTGTTTTTGGGCTGCACGACGTGCGCGTTCAGCGCGAGACAGGTTGTATATCGCTTTGGGGGCGTTTGGGTCTTTTTTTGGTCTACCGCGCTTTTTCGGCTGAACTGGCTGCTCTTCGTCCACGACACACCTTTCCACCATGCGCTAGGGCATAGCTACCAATCTTACGTCCTAAGTAGTCTGCGTCTTCTTTCATACTGTCTGCTTGTTCTTTTTCTCTACCGCTAATCTCGTTTATGCGGTCGATTGCAGCTTGTCTCTGTGCATCGGTCAAATCGTCTCGTTCTAAGTACTTTGCAGCCTCAGACAAGGACATTTCTTTTGCATTGTGTTCGTTTGTTGCGTTATCAGCCATCGATTACGACCTCTTCTTTCGGTGGTAACAGGACGACACCGTGTACGGCTTGTACATTGTGGTTTATTTGTTCTTGTTTTGCTACGCCTACACGGTTTAGCAGTGATTCAGCCGCTCTGAGGCGCAAATCGTCGCCTCTGTCGGGGACGGGGTTGTCAATGGTGTTGACAAGGCGGTTCGCAGCCTTCAGAGCGTTCGTAGCAAGTAGGTTTTTTGTACGTGAGATGATTTCATCGGACAAAGTGTCCTTGAGCCAACTGACTGACCCGCGAGAGTACCCTGCGGCAAGGGCTGCATCGGTTACGTTACCACCGTTTTCGAACAGTATTTCGAGAAACGTACTCTGTTGGGGTGTCAACTCACGTTTTTTGTGTTGTTGAGCAAGTAAATTCATCGGTTTTCTCTTGGATATGCGAGAGTTGCGGCACTTTTCTAGCCTGAGTTGTCCGTCAATGTAAGATTTCAGGAAAAATGTGGGGACATCCGCTAGTGAGATGCAACTCTTCACTGTTATATTAGGTGTTTGTACAACCGATGTCAAGAAAAAACATACAAACGTACGAATTGGGGTTGACAGAACGTAATTTGGACTGTACACTGCGAGTGTAACCCGCCGGGGAAACACCCACTACTACCCGATACCACGTAGGGAGTATGTTTTGGGGTCCACGTAGGGGGTATGTTTTGGGTATGTTTTGGGGTGTTCCTTCGGGTACGCCCCTTTTCTGTATGAAAATCAAAAAAAATAAAAAAATATGGCGGGATTGCATACAGGTATGGGTACTCCCCCGGTGGCCCTAGTGACCCCCCTCGCCAAAAAATCATCATTGATAATCCCGCCTGACACTCAGAGCAAAACATACAAGCTGAACAACCCCGCCGGTTTGATATTTACGCGTCAAGCCGGTCTTTTTTTAATTTGTGCTGACAGTTTTCTGTGTCGGTTATCCGCAAGGGTCGGATATCTGGGTCAGTATTGTTAGCCATCCCGAACAACCTACCCGCCAGAATATCCCGCCAATTCATACCGATAGCTATTATTCTGGACTACGGGCAAAAAAGAACCCCGCCAGCTAGTGACGGGGCCAAGTTCAGGGGAGGAACGGGTATGTTTTATTCGGTCGTCTGTTTTACATCCGCCAGTGTCTTAGTATGTTTTTCGAACGAATACTCAGAGATGCCGGAGTTCTTCAGGAGTGTCTCAAGCACGTTCATCTGCTTATTGATGACGTTGACCAGCTGGGCAATCGCCTGCAAGTCTTCATGAGGGATTACGGCAAAGTCTTCGGCGTTATCTTCATTCACGTTGAAGTTGAAAGCGTCTTTTTTCATCGGTCTATTTCCTTTCTTCCGATAAGTGGGCGGGGATACAACCGCGTATCCCCTGCCCGTATGTTTTACGATAATTCGACCGATATCGTCAACCGGTCGGTGAAGATATTCTGAACCCGTTCTTCCAGATAGTTGTCGCACCAGTGGTCAATATACTGGTCTATCTGGTCATCCAGTGCAGACGATATCATTTCTTCGATTTCGTTCTGGTCCGGTATTTCAATCTCATTCCGAACAACGTTGCCGACTTCACGGTGTAACAATTCCCGCAAGCCCTGCAACATATTCGCTTCAAGTCCGGTCAGGGTAATGTTGTCTTCCATGATTAACCCGCCTTCCGTACAAGCTGATAAGCTGGAGTCTTCCGGCCTTCCCGCAAACACTGAATCTGATATCCCTGATTCCGCAAAATGCTGATATACGTTCCGAACGTTTTGCCATTCAACCCTGCTTCACGGCATAGCTTCCGGCGTGTAACGGCATAAGACCGGCTCTGCAACGCGGCAAGCAACCGGCGAACACCGGCAAAGTTCTGGTCAGACTGGGTCTTCGGCTGCGGGTCCGATTTCGCCGCAACGGCGGCAAGTAACCGCTCGGCCCCCTCTGCTTCTTCCCGTTCGTGCTGGGCAAAACCCTTCAGTGCTTCATTCAGATATTGACGGGCCTTCGGTGAAGAGTACACCCAAGCAAGGCCGATATTCTCAACAATGATATTTCGTGTCGTGGTTTTCATCGGTCGTTTTCCTTTCATCCGATTACAAGTGATATGATTAGGATAATTAAGGCTATCCAACAAAGCCTGTAAATAGTGGCAATCAATTCCCCCATTTATGCCGCAACCCCTTCCAGAGATAGCCAAGCATCAGACGTCAGAACATCTCGCACCTTGTCGGCCCGTTGCCGTTGTACGTCGTGTTGACGTTGTGTCTTGGTTCCCTTTTCCATCGTATGAGTGGACCAGTGTGTCAGGGCATTATATCCGGCCCATACAGTCTCGCCTAGTTCGTGGGCCTCATCTTCGAATTGATAGACGAGGTAATCCAGAAGCCCCTTGTTCACCGGCTTTTCGTCCGGTTTATCGCTTGGCCTTGCCGGTCGCTGGCAAATCGTGTCTTCCAGTATGTTTTGGAATTGTCGTGAAG